AAGCAAGCTGAGGATATTCTAGGCGAACCTTTCACTCCCGATAGATTTCTACTTACACACTCCACAATCGTTTGTTCTGTCGATGCTTTCACGCCTCCTAATACAAAGACAGGCTCGATCACTGAGGGTGGGCAAACCATTAACCGTAAATATGCTGACTATCGTATAAGTTCAGATACAGATAAGTTCATCAATAACAACCTCGACTCATGGTCAAGGGAAGTGATCAAGAAGTCTTATCCGACTTTCATTGGTGCTCATAACTTTGTTGAGCATATCCAAGTAGAAGAACTCTCAAAAGGTCGCATTATAGATGCAGTCCTTAGAGACATAGGTGAATCTCTATATGTAGACATCCTTGTCGCCACTGATCGTAAGCATGAAGACTTAGTAAAACAGATCGAGTCGGGTCAAATGAACGCAATGTCTATGGGATGTAGCGTAGACTTTACCATTTGTACTAAATGTGGTCATGTAGCCGCTGATGAAACAGAGATGTGTTCTCATGTTAAATATGAGAAGGGCAATGTTTTCTATGATGAGCAAGGAAATCAGCATAGAGTAGCAGAGCTTTGTGGGCATGAAGATATTGGTGGCACAGCAGGTGTTACCTTCATTGAGGCTTCTTGGGTCGCAACTCCTGCATTTACAGGAGCTGTTGCTCGAAACACATTAGAGATACCCTCTGCTGATATGGCAAAATCTGCTTCGGATGTGGAACTAAATGAAGTCCCCGAAAAGTGGATCGCCAAAGCCTCTAGCTTACAAAGTTCTCCTTGGTATGACCCTCATGGTCAACTAACTAAAAAGGCTGGCCCTTTTGATATGGATGAGGATGAAGAAGAAGGTGGAGGCGATGACGCTTCAACCCCTTCAGAGTCTTTGCTCAAACAATTAGAATCTGTGTATGAGACTGCTATTGTAGATCGTTTTCGTAAAAAACTAGAGAACGAGATCAAAGCAGAAAAAGCTCAAGAAGTTATGAACCCCCCAATAGATAAATCTGTCGTTGAGCAAAATGATACGATTATCAAAGAGGGAGTTTCTGCTTCTAAATATATGAGTCTCTTAGATGCTTCTGTTAAAACAGCTAAAACTGTTGAAGAAGCTGTCTTGAACATTACTTTGGTAAACAACCATTGTAAAGTTCATGTCCCGACCCATGTTTATAAGTTGGCTAGTGTTCTAGGTACAACAACACAATATAATAGTGTTGTTGATTATCTTGAGCAAGCCAACTACTTAAACGGTAAAAAATTATCGAAGCAAGACACTCTTCGTCTTGTAAGATTAGCTAAACTGTTATCCCTTAACACTTACGGGCAGAAATAAGTCTCGCCCTGTTTCACCCCAGAAAGGAATTGCCTTATGTCTAGGTATTCTCGTTCTAAGAATATGTCACGCAGGGCAGAACTTGCTCGTAGAAGAAATCGCAGAGCAAACTCTGCCCTTCCAGGTTCTGATAACCTCGGTTGGGATCACTTCGGTCATCCTGCCTCCTCTGATCAACCCGATGTTGACGCTTATGGACTCGATTCAGAGTTCGGTGAAGGAGTCCGTAAAGGACCCTATCGCTCAGGCCCAGCTCCTGCCTCTGTAGGTTGGACTCCTGAACACCCTGCTTCTTCTGATGAGACCGCTGAGGATTATGCTCTTACTGATGATCTTCGCCAAGAGAATCTTAAGAAAGCTATGGAGCGTAAAGCGGCAAAGTGTATTCAAATCGCTGAATCTCGTCTTGGTCGTAGAGCTTCTCAAGTTGAAGTTGAAGATCTTGCACTACGCATGATGGATCTCCCTAATCGTACTGTTAATGCTCGTGTTGCTCGTCTTGCAGACAATGCTGTACAAGTCGGTACTGACTATGATGATGGTCTTGACTTCACAGGTCCAGGTAATGCAAGTGATGAGATTGAAGCTGATGGTCACATGGGTCATGGTATGTTCGATGAATATGACATTGACGGTGATGAAATGATCGACATGAGCGAATGGGGTGGTTCAGACTCTGCATTCAACTCTATGGATACAAACGAAGACGGATTCCTTTCTCGTGATGAAGTCGCTATGGGTCTTGGTGAGTCATTCGCTGATGATATTGAAGCTGATGATGAACTCGCAAACATCATGGCTGAACTTGAAGCTGATGACATGGGTATGAATTCAGCAGATCAACTAGCAGAAGAAATCGCTATGCTCAAAGCGGCAAACGCTCGTCTTGCTCGCAAGGTTCGTAAGCTCGCTGATAATGCTGTACAAGTTGGCACAGACAATCCAGTTGAAGACCCAGAACTACAGATCGACACTTCTCCAGAAAATGAGCCATCTGAAGGTCAACCTACTCAGCGTCTTGCTAAGATTGAACGACTCGCAGAAGCTCTTTCTGCTTATATGTCTGATCGTCAAGCAGGAGATGACATGGCTTCTCTTCTTGCAGAGCTTGAGGCTGATGACTCTCGTGAAATGAACGATTCAAACTTTGGTTACACTGCCGAAGAAACTGTTGAAGCTCATGATATTGAAGCTCATGAACTTGAAGCTCATGAACTTGAAGCTGATGATATTGAAGCTGATGATATTGAAACTCATATGATGGGTGAAGATGTCATGGGGCTTGATATGAACGCTGACGATCTGATGGCTATGGATCCTCGCCTCGCTTCAATCTTTACTGCATCTGATGAAGAAGATTCTGATGAAGAAGATTCTAGCGAAGAAGATTCTAGCGAAGAAGATTCTAGCGAAGAAGAAAAGACTGAAGAAGATTCTGAAGAAGAAAAGACTGAGGAAAAGGCTAAGAAGAAAGCTTCTTATCGCCCACGCACCTCAGCTCGTAAATCGGCAGTTAAGACTCTTGGGAACATTTCTCGTGAGGCTTCAAGAGGTTCAGACGAACTTTCTAAACTTTGGGAATCTGCTCCCGATGTAAGCAAGTTCTTCGGATAAGATATAAATAAACTGTAATAGTTTATTTATTAATGACGCTATTATATTGGAAAACTTTTGGGGGTCGGTTGTAAGACCACCCTATTCTTAACTACACTACTCTCTTGAAAACAGAGAGTACGAGCTTAATAGGAGAAATCTCATGGCTCTACTTGGACAAGCTAGTGGTGGTTTTACAGAGTCAAGCTCTGCGTTGCGTATACTTCATGTTGGTGTGCGTAATACTGTAGGTCAACTACACAGCAGTGCTTTCACTCAGTCAAACCCCGTTTTTGGTGCTAATGCTACATCAGCACCAGGTCTTTTAACAAATGTACTCGGAGTACTTAGCGGTTCTATCGCTTTTACTCGTGGTACTACTAACGAGCATGGTGGACCTTCAGTGGCAGCCGCTCCTGCTACTGAGCGTGTGCTTGGTGTTTTCATCAACAATGCTTCGGGCAATGCTTTTGAGAATCAACCAGGTGTTGCTTCTAACCGTGGCCCATATGTTTCTGCACAAGGTACTTTTGCGAACCTTCTGTATGAGACAGTAAATGTTGCTACCAATGCTGACATCACAGCAACTTATGTTCCTGGTGCTACATTGATTGCTTCTATCAATGGTTTCTTGACCACCGCTGTAAATAATGCAAATCACGATCATACTGATAGTGCTACTACCATCGGTATTCTTAAAATCTCTCCCGACTCAACTTCTGATGAGTTGGTATACGACCAACGCATCTGATAGAAAGGAAGAGTGATTTATTATGAGTAATACAGTTGATAATGCCGTAAAACAGAAGATCATTTCTGACTACATTAAGACTCCTCAAGGTCGTGCGAAGCTCGCCGCTTCAATGACTCAACCTTTACGCCTTCGTAGAGATTACACCTCTGTTGGTCGCAAGACTTTCTTAGTCGAGCAACTTCCAGACGGTGCTTTACCTATCTACGACAAAGACCCAGATGTTACTGCATTTGTGGTTGGTGAAGAGGGTGAAAACATTCTTGCAATCACCAAACCTCGTAGGGTTATCTTCCCTCTTTTCGAGATTGCTTCAAATCCTGAGATTCCTTTGACTCAAATCAAAGAGCGTAGATTTGACCTTATCGAGAGGGCACAAGATTTAGCTCGTGCTCAAATCCAAGCGGCTGAAGACGAGCGTGTATTCGCTATTCTTGACGCAGTTGCGGCAAACGGATTTGATTCAGTTGCAGGTCAAACTAACGCTGACCTTCCTGTTATCGCTCCTCTTAATGGTGCTGTTCTTGCTGACGCATTTAGCCTCATTGAGCGTCACGACCTTCGTGTTGCCCGTATCTTCATGAATGCTCGTGATTATGCTGACATCCGTAAGTTCGGTAGAGATATCCTCGACATCGAGAGCCAAGCGGCACTTCTCAAGACTGGTCTTCAGGCTACTCTTTGGGGTGCTCAGATCATCACTAGCCGTCTTGTTCCTGTTGGAACTGTTTATGTCTGCTGTGAGCCAGAAATGTTCGGTCGTATCCCTGTTCGTACAGAATTGACCGTTCTCTCTGCTGACGATCCAAAAGCTCGTACAATTGGTTTTTCAGTGTTCGAGAATTTGGGTATTGGTGCCTACAACCCTCGTGGTCTTGCTCGTCTTACAGTACAGCGTTAATATCTAGTATATTCGCTTTACTTTCGCCTACTTAGGTAGGTGTAAGAGGTCATAGAAAGAACCTCATCTTCTTCGGAAGGTGGGGTTTTTTCGTATCTAGGGTTCTTTTCTTTGGCTTAACTCACTCTCCTATGGTACAAGTCTTACACTCTTAAACACTAAGAACCACATAAGGAGTGTAAGATGAACAACAATTTTGTTCCAGTTCCCACAGTAATGGAAGCCATGACAGGTTTCCTCTGTAGTAAGGCTTTTCTTATCTATCTAATTATATTTGGTGTTCTATTTTTTATATGGCTTTTTATCAAAAAAGAGAGGAGAGAAGAAGCTGATCTCTATCGAGCATTAGTGAGAGAAGTGAGAGAAAACCAAAATCTTAAGCGAAGACTAGGACAGACACCAAATGAAGAGCAAGATGATATGTACTCCAACGAGGTACTCACCTCGTCATATGATTTATGCGAATCATATACCAAAGATATCAAATGGAGAAACGCAGGTCTCAGACATGATATAAAAATACTAAACATCGAGGATAAAGAGACACTATTGAAAGCGAAGGCTCTACTTTTGTACTTAACTACCTCGGAGAAACAAACCCCACAATTTATTGAGGGTGTTCAGAAAACGCTCAAGGTTATTACGATCCTAGAAAAGAGTGTAAGATGAGAGCGATACCATGCCCTATATCTAAAGAGCGTTTTGAAGACCTCTATACTAAACAATACTTAACAGAGAAGCAGATTAACGAGTTGTTGATTTCTGAGGGTATTGACTCAAGCATGAAGCGTATTGGTAGTTGGAGACTACGCTATGGGATTGAAACGGTATCTAAGTTTGATCGTCTTGAGCTACCAAAGATTGAGGGGGAGTTAAGATCAATCCTTATTGGTTCTATGCTAGGTGACGGTCGTATTGTTTTTCGTACTAACGCTTCACACTATGAGGAACGACACGCACCCAATCAGAAAGAGTATCTTGAGTGGAAGCAAGAGAAGTGGGGCGTGTGGTCATCTGGAGATTTAGCAGTAGCGATGAGTAGGGAGTTCCCTAGTTATATCTTTCGCACCCACGCTCACCCTATGCTAAATGAGTATCGAGACTTGTTCTATGAGGAGAGGGATAAGGGGTGGAAAGTTGTTAAGTCTGATGTTATAGACCAAGTAGATGAGTTAGCTTTGGCTATGTGGTATCTCGATGATGGTCATGCAGGACATTGGCCTATGATTTGTTTTGGGGCAAAACAGGGGAGTCGAGCTAACGCTTACTTAATCTTTGAGAAGTTTGGTTTAGCCCCTAACTGGACACATAAAAAAGGGGAGACAGGAGAGTTCCATTTTAAGGGTGAGAACGCTTATCGTTTCATTGAGATCATTAAGCCTCATGTACCCGATTGTATGTCTTACAAGTTGGACTTTGGTTTTCA